TTCCTTTCCCGTACCGCAGTACAATGTCATTCCGGTATTCTCCGACTCCGCTGTCTGTATCGGAGTGTTTCCGATATACATTTAGGACAATCTCTTTTAAAGAGTAGTCTCTGTTCAGTACTGTCTCAAATTCGATCTCCGCAGAAAAAACATTGGCCAGAGAAAATAATCTCTTTAACACGGTCGTTGTGCCAGTCCATTCGTTGGTAATCCGTTTGTCCGACACCTCATTGAGTCCCAATTTAAGCGTTCTCTCAGCGTCAAACACGGCAAGGTACTCTTCAAAGCTCATTGCCCTTCCGGCTTTGTATTCGCCAGCATCCTCGTTAATAAGCTCAAACGACAGAGACCATGCCGTAGCAGTAATCGTCTGTTCCGTTTTATCGGTATTTACAATGTTTAAGTAGTATGATTTCCCCTTGTAAGTAAATGCCACCTTATTCCCAGCTTTGATATGCTGTGCGTCTGGATGCTTTGCATTTACCGTAAAAGTGTAAGCATTCGCCGTACCCTGTAAGTATTCGTGTAGATCATCATTCCAGTAGTGCATGGACTTTTTATGCCCGTTGTCCATGTACGCTACTGGCGTGTTATTTGTGCTTAGAATCGCAATTCTGATGTTATCCATTACAAATATACCTCCCGTATTTTTGCTTTAATATGCGGCGGTGGAGATGAAAAGGAAGAATAGCAGAACTGGACTTCCGTTGTCCCCGGTGGAACTTTTGGATAATTGGATCCATTAATCTCATCTCCTTTTGCCGGCATCCCGTTTACATAGACCTTTGTACTCTCTCCGTCTATAGACACCACGTCACCGGCACGATACCGGTTCGGCACATCTCTGTATTTTTCCACGTTATCTTTGCGGAACCAGATACTTTTTAAATAATTGTGTGTGACCAGCTGATTTCCAAGATCTCTACTTCCCCACTGCCCGATCCAGACCTGTATCTTCTCACACACCATGTCTTTAATCTCCGGGATAGTAAAGTAATAATACTGACCGTACCAAAAGATCCGTAGCCTGTCACCCTCTTTTAAAAAATCATTATGCCCGCCACCCATCTTTAAATTAAACGGGTTTCCCTCATAAGCTGTCGGCTGGAAATCCAGTGTCTTGATCTTCTTGTTTTGTGGTGCGAACCAGTCCACATGTGCCGTATTGCCAACCGTATCACTCTTGTTAATAGACATGGCGCATATCACCTTGTTATCTCCAGTCAGGAATGCAATGGTCTGTGCTCCTGTCTGCCCCATCAAGCCGGTTTCGAACCAGTGCTGGGTGTAACAGTAAAAGTTCTTCGCTCCACGTCTGCCCTCGCTGTCCACCGGGATAGTAAGGGTTTTCATTCCACCGTTCCAGTATCCAGATGTTGCCTGTCCACCTTTTAATGCCATCACGTTATATCCGGCAACATTCCTTACTTCAAGCGTCCCCTGTGTGGTATTCTCTGGATTTTGGTAAGAGGTGCCATGATCGTCTTGAAACAAGCCGTAACCGTTAAACAGTTCTTCGGACGCTTCGTAGTTCTCTCCGTCCGCCTCTTCCTGTTTTCCGAGCTGGATCACTCCATACTGGCTTACCAGTCCGATAAATCCGTTTTCGTGTTGGTGCGTGATCTCGTAGTCCACGTCTGCCCATTCGGTGCCGTTGTTTTGGATGGTGATTGTCTGGTAGCCGTCTTTTTGTACTCCGTCAAAGGAGAATTCTGCGGTAGAGTATGCTACTCCGTCCGGGATGAGCCATGTGATTGTTCCCTCTCCCAGAAATTCCGTTTCTTCACTGAATTCTAAAGTACCACTTGGAATCGCATAAAAACATTTGTTCGGAACATTTCCAAACACTAACTTTTTTGGCTCATCTACTTTTAATGCTTTCTGTAAAGCATCGTACTTCTCTTCCAGATTACCCTCAATCGTAAACGGCATCACAATTTGTTTGTTCTCGTATGACGTGTAAGCAAAATCACTTCCATTCTGTTTTTCTGCCTTCACAAACGATGGATTCCAGTCAGCACCGACAAACGGTGTAAATCCCTGTAGTACTTCGATGTACTTTCCTAATTCGATGTCATTGAACTTCACAGAAAGTGTCATGTACGTTCTCCTTTCAGTAATTTCTTAAAATCTGTAATTCTTTGCTGTTCTGTCAGCATTTGAGCTGCTGTTTCTTTAATCAATTCTCTTCCATTCAGTGTTGTGCTTACTTCGATCGGACGTTTTGCCAGATCAGAAAGTCCTGCCACTGCATTCAGAATCGCTTGATTCTGTTGCTGAAGCTTTCTAATTTCTGCGTTATCCATCTTGTACTGCATAACAGATGTTGCTGGACGATTTGCCACTCTGGATGCATTAAAAGCCATGACCTCTCGCATCCGTGCTGAAACAGCGGACAGATCGATAGATTCCAGTGCTGCGTTTGAAATATTCCGGGAAGATTTTACAACTGACTTTTCTTCATCCTTAATACCCAACGCCAGACCTTTACTGAAGAATTGACCAAATTCCCTTGTCTTTTTGGATGGAGAACGCTCATCAAGTTCCCTTTTCGCTGCTGCCAGTGCAGAAGAAGCAACTGCGATAGCTGCGGAAATAGCCGCGGAGCTTCCAGCCGAAATACCATTTGCAAGACCATAGGAAAAATTCAATCCTTGATCGTACGCTTTGCTTCTCATTCCAACGCTACTTAAACCGGATACAGCTCCGTCTCCAAGACTTTTGGCAGATGACTCCGCATTTTTCTTGCCAGAATCAATCCCGCTCTTTAAACCATCACCAAGTTTCTTTCCTTCCTGTTTTCCTTTTTCGGAAAGCTTGACATTTGACAATGCCACCGCTGCATTGCCGCCTAATGTAGATGCCGCCGCATTTACTGATCCAGAACCACCAACAATTCCATTTGCAAGCGCGTTTGCAATCTGACTTCCCATTGCCTGCGCTTGTCCCGAAACATTTGCAGATGAAAGTCCTGATAAAGCCGCATTTTCCAATCCTGATGCAGCCGCCTGCACAACTGGGGCTTGACCGCTCAAAGAGGATGACAGTCCAAAACCTACGTTGTTTCCAAATCCTGCCGTAGCTGACAACATATCCATGCCATTCAGTCCTTGTGGAATCTGACCGCCTAAGGAAGCCGCTGCCGTCAATACGGCATTGGAATTCGCATGCAACGCATCAATTAGAGACTGTGTTGCCTCACTTCCTTTGCTGGAAGGAATCGTTGTCGTATCTGCAGTACTTGCACCTGTATTGATCTCATTCACAGCGCTTTTTGCTGCTTCATTGATCGCAGTTTTTCCACTGTTTACAGAATTCGCAGTACTATCCGCCGCCTCTTTTCCTTTTTGAGCAGGAACTGTAGAAGTATCTGCCTCTGCTGCCCCTTCGCTAACACCACCCTCGATAGCGTCTTTTGCTGCTTGCTTCACTGGTTCTTTTCCCTCTTGTAAAGCGTTCGTTGCAGCTTCTGTGGTTTCTTTCGCTTCTTGGGCTGCTGCTTCTGGAACTCCTGAATTATTAACTACATTATTTACTTCTCCGAGCGCAGATTGTAGGCTATTCAGAAATACTTGCACTCCCTGTTGCGCTGGATCTGCCAATTGATCAAATCCTTCCAACCCTTGTAGCGCATTATACCAAACCTGAGACCAAGTTTTTTGAGTCTCTTCGTCTAGGCCTGCGAAACCAGAAATAAAACTTTCCATACCATCTTTCGCTTCTTCACTTAGCTTTCCATCTAAATCTGCTTGTGCAAGTGCGGACAACATTGCCGCACTCGCCTCCGGTCCGACATCTCTAATCCCTTGTGCGATTCCACCTGGCAACTGGTTGAAATTATAAATCGTCTTTGCAGCGGCATCTGCCATTTGTCCATAAATTTCATCAGAAATCTGTATACTTCCATCCTGAATCAATTTTAAACTGTCAACATAATCACTTGCCTGACTGTAAAGTTGGTCTCGGGTTTCTTTATTTGCCGATAACGCTTCTGATGTGTAAGAGCGATATGATGTAACTAGCGCGTCAATTGCCTCCTGCATTTTTACAACATCACCAGACGCAGACGCTTCAACAAGCGCATTGTAATTATCGTATTCTTGCGACAATTCTTCCATCGCTTTCTTGCTTTCCCGAACCTCTTTTGTAGCACTTTTATGCGCATCCTTCGCAGCAAGAAGGTTCTTTTTGGCATCTTCTAATTGACTTTTGTAATAAGGATACATTCCGGCGGCATCCCCTGTTGCGCTCTTCAGATTCTCTTTTGCCTCTGTAACTGCTTTTGTTGCTTCTGCAACATTTTTTTCTGTTTCACTGGCATCCTGTACAGCCGCTTTATAATTTTTCATTGCCTCTTCTGTTTTTTCATAGGCATTCGCCATATCTTCCTGCATCGAGCTTAACAAGGCTTCTGCTTTCTTCTGGACTATAACTTCTTGAATTGCACCAACAACTTCCTGATATTTCTGAACCTGACCATCAAGCAATTCAACTTCGACACCAAGAGCCTGTGACAGTTCCCCTGTGATTACTTTCGCTCTGTCCTCATATCCGGCTTTTACTTTTCCATTTTCATCTGTTATTGATTGTAATTCAGATAATAACGACTGATATCCACTATATTCCCTGTCGATAGAAGCGACCGATTCCTCTCTTGTGTCGCGTTGCTCGTTCAGTGCCTCTGTATTTTCCCTGCAAACCTCCAATGTCTTTTTCTGTGCATCTGTTAACTCATATGTTTTCCCTTTTGCATTATCAGTCGCAAGAGAATAAACGCCAATTCCTGCGGCTAATGCAGCTACAGCCGTCACAACAAGTCCTATCGGGTTAGCTGCCATGACTGCGTTCCAAGCCATCTGAGCCGCAGTCGCAAGCTTTATCTTTCCAGTGCAGATTCCTATGATCGTTTCCTTTGCAGTAAGCGCACCAGACGCAGCCAATACCTGCAAGGCATTCGCTTTCTCTGCTGCGGATAACATCTTCACTGTAGCAGTAAGTGATTTCATTGCTTTCCCTGCACTCGTAACAACTTTATATCCTTTAAATGCAGTAAAAGCCGCCGTTGCTGATGCTGCGATCAAGTCCAGATTCTCTCCTGCAAAGTCTAGTGCCTTTGTCAGTGGCGGGAGTGCTTTATCAGCCAAATTTCCAACAGCATCCACTACATTATCCAATGTATCCACTGCCGTCTCTGCTGCTTCTCTCAATCCACCATCACTCAATGACTCTGCCACTGCATCAATCGCATCCTCAACCGGTTCTTGCAGTTTATCCGGCAACAGTTCTGCCAAACCGGATGCCATAGACTCCGCCATCTCTCCGGCCGCACCGAGAATCCTTCCTTTGTTCGAAGCAATTCCAGAAGCAAATGCTTCTATAAAATCAACTGCTGTATCCACCATTTCTGGGGCGTGTGATGCTGCTTCCACTGCAAGATTGGCAAATTCATCACCGGCTGTCTGTATTGCTTCATTCAGACCACCGTTATTGAAAGAATCCGTGATATTGTTGATGCTTTCTGTTGCTGTCTTTGCTGCATTTTTCAGATTGTCTGCTACGCTGTTGTAAAACGCCAGACCTAATGTTTCTGCTGATCCACTAAGTTGTTCCAATGCACCGGATAGATTGTCCTGCATTGTTTCCGCTGCCTCTTTGGCTGCGCCATCACAGTTTTTATAGGCATTTGTCAGTTCTCCGAGAGAACCTTCTCCCTCGTTAATCAATGCAAGCATACCGGACAATGCTTCTTGTCCATACAGGGTGACCAGATAATTATTTTTCTGCTCATCCGTCATTCCCTCTGTTGCCTGCCTGAGCATTCCAACCTGTTCAGTCAGAGACTTCATTTTCCCGTTGGAATCATAGAAGGAAATTCCAAGTTCATCCATAGCCTCAGACATGTCTTTCGTTGGCTTTGAAAGCCGTGATAACGCACCTCTTAAAGAAGTACCAGCCTGACTTCCATTCACTCCGGCATTCGCCATGATTCCGATTGCCGCTGCTGTCTCTTCCAAACTAAGTCCTGCTGCCCTTGCAAGAGGCGCTATGTACTTCATTGCCTCTCCGGTATCTGCTACAGAGGAATTCGTACGGTTTGCATTCGCCGCCAGAACATCCGCAACGTGTGCTGCATCGGATGCCGCCAGTCCAAATCCTCTTAACGTTGATGCTGCGATATCCGAACTGCTCGCCAGATCTTCACCGGATGCCGCTGCCAGATTCAAAAGTCCCGGCATTGCACTCATAATCTCGGATGTGGTAAAACCGGCTGCTGCCAGATTCTCCATTCCCTCTGCTGCCTGACTGGCAGAAAATGAGGTATCAGCACCTAACTGCATTGCCTGTTCTTTTAATTGCTCAAATTCTTCTCCTGTTGCTCCGGAGATAGCCTTAACTCTAGACATCTGAGATTCAAAATCAGAACCCACCTTGATTGCCGCTGCTGCAACTCCACCAAGTGCTGCTGCAGTTCCCGTGATCGCTACCGTTGCCGCTTTCATCCCTTTTGCTGTTATACTCCCAAGCTTTGAAAGTCCTTTTTCTATCCCGGAAGAATCCAGATCTGTTTCAATTACAACTTTTCCATCTGCCATTTACTCACCACCTCGTGTTAAAAATTTGTATAAAAAGAGCACCTACCATTTCTGATAGATGCCCTGATTACTGTATTTAGTTATTTGACCGGATTTCCAGTACAGCCTTGCATAAAGGCATATACGCGATTTATATGACATTCGTCCATTTCTTTCAGCTTGCTGATAATGAAGTTCTTCTTATATTTAGCCGCTGTGCTTAATTTCTCTCTATTCTCTTTCATTACGCCACCTCACTACTTGCCAGATTTTTAGCGAACCGTTCTGCAAGTTCCAAACACTCTTCATTTTCCATATTCTCCACAATCTTCACAATGGATTTCTTACGATCACACTGCTCTGTATCTGGAAGTCTGTCACGTTTATCCAAATACCTGTATAAGATTGCTTCTATCTGGCGTTTAATTCTATAATCTTCCGGTCTTAACTGCGACAAGAGGCTCTGAAACTGATTATTTTCCGCTTTAGTATTGTTCGCTTTTTCTGCTCTCTGCCCTTGCATATAGCCAAATCTAAATGATGATAACGCAAGCTCAAAGTCGCCGGGAGCATGGTTCAACAAATCTTCTGCCTGTTCAAATTTCATTCTAAATGCAACAGGGATCATCAAGTTTTCTCTCTTAATTTTTTCATATAAATTCATCTTACGCCACCTCCTGATATACAACTTTACATTTATTCGTATTACCATTTGATAACCGATGCTCAATGAGTGTGGGATACCCATTTTCCTCCAGCCATTCTTTTACCTTCTGGAAAACAGAATCTTTATATTGAACAGTAACGCCGTCATGTCCATTCCTGCTATAAGCTGTCTTTACAATTTCGTCCTCTGAAACATCCAACTTCTGAATGATAGCACTTACTGCCTTATCGTGTGGTCTGCCACTTTCCGATAAAATACCAAACTCTTTCGCCATCGTGGTGCAATCCCACAAGACCGGAACTTCTGAAATCAGCGGCACTTTCACTGGATACCCGTTGTCTGAATAAATGCGGATAATTTCAGCAGCTATGTACTTAGAGTCTACTCCGGCATCATTGAGAGCACCTTTGATGTTCTTTACCATCTGATTGACGGATGGGAGTTTTTCTTTGTGAGTAGGTTTCTTCTTTGGCATTTCGTAAGAACCTGTCTTGCGGAGTGTTGGAAGAACTTCATCAAACACCCACGATTCAAAACGTTCTGCTGATTCCAATTTACTGTGAGTAATAAGCCTGTACATATCACCCTCAGGAATCAGGGAGATATTTTGACCTCCTTCTTTGAAGCTGTCGTGTTTCACGACACCTTTGCAATGTCTTGAAATAGCATCTCTTGGATTACTATATCCAAGGGAATTCGCAATATCTTTTCCAACAAAATACGGTTTTCCATCAATTTCTACTGTTCTTATCTGTCCAAATTCTTCATTTTTAAAAATCATCAATTCATTCATTATTAAAATTCTCCTTGTAATTCTGGTCGGAATTCTTTATAATAAATATAGAATTCCTGTTGGTTAACGGGTTTCTGGGTTGAGTAAGCACGAACTTTGGGTGGTAGGTGTTTACTCTTTTTTTGTTTCTATCAGTTCTTCAACTTGCAAATCTAAAGCTTCTGCTAATTTTCCTGCAATGTCTGGCTTACATGTTTTTCCATTTCTAATATAAGAAATCGTTGCTCTAGATACACCAGATGCATTTGCAAGTCTTGCGCAGTTATACTGCTTCTTTGCCATAGCCAGAATCATTTTATCAGAATCAAGTTTTACTGAAACGCTCATCTTTCCATCCTCCTTTCTATTCATAACTGAATATCTATATTCTAATATTCATTTTTGAATATTTTATGCTACCATAAAGAAAAAGGAGGGATATTATGGGCATAAATGAATATGTAAAGATTGGTTCTCTTATCAAGGAATTGCGTCTTTCAAAAGGATATACTGCAAAAGAGTTTTCAAAAAAACTCCACATTCCGTATTCGACATATTCCAATTACGAAAATAATAATCGAGAACCTAATCTTGATGTTCTTAACAAAATCTGCGAAAACTTGGATGTTACAGTAGATCAACTTCTGAGCCTTTCCACATTACCGCTAGAACTTCGTGATAGTATTGTTGATGCACTTCTTGAAGATGATATTCAAACAATCAAAAAGAAAATTAAAAATGAATTTTATGATTTCTTCGATCCATCTGAATTTACTCAAGAAGAATTAAATGATATCAAGCGGTACATCGAATTTATAAAATACAAACGCAATGTAGACAGCAATACCACCGAGTAATCGGTGGTATTTTGCACCAAAAAACCACCTACCGAAGTAAGTGGTTTTTTTCCTACTTTAGGTTTAATTCTTCTTTTAACTTTTCCAATGCGTTTTCCGCCTCGTATGTTTCCCCCTCAGCGAAATATAAATAGCTCACATTGCTTGGTGACAAACATATATATGTAAGTATGATGCCATCATTAAAAGTTTTACTATCATCCTCCCTTAACACTCTTGCTCTGTCTGCTATTTCTTCCAATTTTTCCTCGCAAGTATTCTGTTTCATTTTTCCTTGAATATAATCATCAAGAACATCGCATGTCTCAATCCCTAAATCATACACATCCTGGCTAACATCTTCCGGTTTTCCACCGCATCCTGTCAGCATCCCCACACAAAGAACTGCTGCCAGCAAGACACTTAGTACTCTCTTCATAACCTTCCTCCTCCCCTATACGCTTTACCACATACTCATTATACCGTGAGGATTGTGGAATCGCAAGGATGGAATGGAGTGAGAAATCGCCCGGCTCAATTTTGAGCTCGGCTAATTCTTTCCACACAACTGTGGAAAGCGCATTCTTACTCCATCATCCTTCCCCAACCTGTTGGGGAAACATCTCAGATGTCCGTTTTTCAGACTTCCAAAAATCTTTAATGTTGGCTGCAAAATTTTCAGCTCGATTCAGAACTCTTCCACCATCTTCCTTACTTTCTGATAAATCTCTTTGTATGGAGTTTCCTTCTCCATCAACTTTCGGATTCTCATTTTCACAAGGGTTTCCATTGTTTTCAATTCCAAAAGCGTTTCCTGTGAGATATCATCACGTTGACCACCATGCAATCCGACTTTGCTATTTATCAGTTTGGTAAAGATTAGATAGTATCGATCCGCATGTTTGCTTCCCTGCTCTTTTGCATACTCTATGAATAGTTTAATCTGATCTGTTTCATATCGCCTTGCTTGCTTAGATTCATTACGGATTCCAAGCCATTTGCTGTCTTTTTCAGAAGATATGTAATAACCGTTCTTTCTGATAGCCGAAATAGTTTCATATACCCAATCATTAAACTTTTCTGCAATCTCTTTGTTTGAATATCCACAAATAGCATATATTCCTCTTTCTTCGTAAAGAAATGCTTTTTTATCCTTACCTACTCCATTGAAGGGGGTCTCAAATTGTGATGACCTTACTTCTACGCTGAATTTATCTAAGCGTTCTTTATGTCTTTGATGTACTACCAAAATCGCATGGGATGGATTTTTATACTCTAACGCATATCCAATCTGTGTCCTGCTCATATAGATGTTGTTTTCCTCATCCACATAAAAATCACATACTGTCCCTAAAAATTCTCCATGTTTCACAAGTTTTAGTTTCATACTATTTCGTATCCTTTCCACTTAAATTTTTACATTGATGATGAATCCAAGCAAAAATAGAGCGGAATTTTCCGCTGCACTTATTATGGACTCTATATATGTGGACTCCTCAAAATTTAGGAGTCGAAATTCAATACTCTCTGCTGACTAGCAATTTCAAGTATCAAAATAAGGTGCAGCACTTCGCCACACCTTTACACACACTCTCTACGTTCGTACGTTTTTCGTACGAAGCAATTCACTCACATCACCGCCGTTGAGAAGCGCATCTTCAATCTGCCTTGTCCGGTCATCCATAGCCGGTGCCTGATCAAGACCGTAATACTTCTGCATTGCCCGGTAGAACTCTCTTTCCTCTTTTGAGAGATTCTTATTCGACACATCCATTGTCCGGTACTCAATGACCTTTGACAGCCTTGTATCTTCTCCCAGATTCTCTAGAAGCAGCATAAACTTCCACCAGTGCATCTCTTCTGCCTGCAAGTCAATTCCGTACTGCTGGATGAAACCGGCATAGATCAGTCCCGCATCCTCTTGAAAGTCAAACGGTTGCTTATCATTGACCCCTGCGATCTTCCGCGGGAATTTCTTCTTTGACTGCTCCTTGCCACAGGAAAAGAACCAAAACATCTGATCCACATGTTCTTCCGTGAAATAATCACAATCTCTGTAGAACAGCAGCAACACTTTCAGTAAAGAATCTCCCGTCAATTCTTCTACGCTTTCTATGATTTCATTGCATTTTAAAACGGTGCGGAAATCCCAGCTTACAGGACACTCCGCACCATTCACGATCAAAAACTCTGGAAATTTTTCTATTAAGAGATTCATCATCTTTCTACAAGAGCATTTACCTTTGATAACATTTCCAATCTTCCCATAATCTCATTGTACTGATTGTCCTGTCTGATCTGCTCTGTGACCAACTGCTCATAAACTGCCATGCAAGTAAGCAGGTCATTTCCTTTTCCGCAGACGCGCTCACCCGTACCCTCTCCAAATACAACATCAAACATCTGCTTCACTCTGCCACACAGAAATCTATTCTGCTCCAGTTCTGTTCCTTCTGGCAGCTCTTCTGCAACATGCTTCATCTTCTCTAACTCAGCTCTATATCGTTCTTTCAACTCTGGATTCTCCAGATCATACAGGTTGAATTCCAATTCTACTCCATTGATAATCATTGCTTTGCACTCCTTCCTTTTCCAATTCTTGCCTTACCTACTACTCCCACGCCAACCAAGGCATTATCGGCGGGGATTATGCTCCCCCCACCGTAAATTTCTTTGTAGATGTATCAAACTGTCCATCTTCCCAATCCGATACACCAAGTAAATTTCCAGATCCCTGAATCTCACCATCGTTGTCCGAGAAATCTGACACCTCGATGGCTACTTTTCTTCTCTTTGCATAAAACTTATTCTGCTGTTCTGCCACAGGCTTTTCCATGAACACCTTCACATAATAAGTTTCTGCATCTGACCCGGTCTTTTCATTTTCTCCGATATCCGCAATAAATTCGATCGCTTTTTCAGAACGGATCAGGTCGAACTCCAATGGTGCCGTCCATTCATAAGAGCCAATTCTCTGTGTTGCTGATTTCTGATTAACATATCTTTTGGAAGATGTCTGTGCAGATGGAGAATCGTCCAACTGAGTCACTCCAAATCCAAGAAGCTCATAAGTTTCACTCAGATTTTTTGAAACATCCAGATATCCCGGATGCTGCCATCTACCTACAACACCAGTCTCGCCTGCTGCTGCAAAAAACTGAATATTCATTTTCATACCTTTGTTACCTCCGTTTATAATAAATAAATTGACATTGTATCCTGTACTGGCACTTTGTTTCCTGTGCATCGTACAGATATCCGTCTGTTGTTGCCCGAATAGATTTGCTTTGCAGTTTCCCCGTCAGATTCGGAAGAGCACCTGCTTTTGTACACTCATCCAACCAGTCTGCAAATTTTTCATAGAATTCCGATGTGTCTCTGTTCTCTTCGTCTCCGTAAAGCACTCTTGAGCATAAAGAAAACACATACTGCCGAACCGTATCACCGTTCGCATACCGTTTCAATATCGGTTCTGCAGGTGTGCTTTCGATACTGTATGCGGTCACATCTTCATTCAACATATCCACATTCACAACCGGAAACATTTCCTGAAACTCCTGCAGAAACGGGCACCCGGCAATAAACTCCGCCACTTGGTTTGTTATGCTCATTTCGCCTTACCTCCACAATATTTCGCAACAGACTGTACAATTTCTTTCCCGCGATCCGCCCACATACGCTCTGTCCAGTGGCTACCGGCACGAGCATGTACGGATCTGTTCTTTCCTTTATTCTCGTAGTACTGCCGCCCTGCATAAGGAGTGTCATAGATAATAGCGGATGCTGTTTCTGTCACACTGTCCATTGACAGGTTTCCGCTTAATCTCGGCACATAAGGTGTGGACAGCTGTCTTACTTCATGGGTGAAGAACTTCTGCCCTGCTCCGTTCTTATTGAGACTTCTCTTCAATAAAATTTTATCTACCGGATCTATATCAAGCCTGATCTTTGCCATTAAGAACCACCATCTATCCTGATATGCTTAGAAGAACCAAAAAAGTTCTCGGAATGACTAAGTACTTTCCCAATCGTTCCAGAGAACCTTTTCCTGATATCTTCTATTCCGGTGACATTTCCTCCATCCCATTCTCCCAGGATAAAGAAATCACCATTCCGCACAGTCCATTTCCCATACACTGCTGTTAATCGGTTGAACGCATCCGGCGTGATCCAGTCAACGCATTCTGTATACGGAATCCGAATCTGATACTCATCCGCGCTTCTCAATCCATTTTCCCCTACGGTACTTTTCTGGTTTGTATGAAACCAGACCTTAGGGATGACATGAGGAATAAACACCATCTTCCTGCTCTCCCGGTCTGGCCACTGATTGAATATCGTAACCTTAGCATTCGTAAGCATTTGTATTCACCCCCTGATATAATAAGCCGGTATGAGCCAGATATCGGCGGATGACCGCATAGATCTTTGTTTGCAGAGCGTCTACTGCAATCTTTCCCGCTTCTGCTTCTGTCGCGTAATTCACAGAATATCCGTCTGTATTCTCCGACTGCACTTCTCTTCCTCCATGTTCCATTCGGTTCATATCATCCTGATAGATCATGTCAGAAAGTTCACACAGGCAAAGCTTCACCAACTCCATCTCATCCTCAGTCGGCTGCAAATGCATAATCTGATTCAGATAAGTATTGGCTTTCAAGATCGGCTGTTTCAATGACCGTTCGTCCTCGATTATAATTCCATTGTATTCTTCTACGTAAAACTGAAAATCTACACGTATCAACGCCTATTCCTCCTTACGAATTCGCCATGATACCCTGTTTTTTCATTTCAGCAAGAATTGCATTGATTTTATTTTTTAAATCAGCCCCTGTTTCTGTGGACAAATCTGCAATCAAAGCCATCTGTTTTACGCCACCAAGCGTTGTCTTGTTTGCTGCTGGAAGAGTGTAACTTGTTCCAGCAGGTCCCTGCGCACCCGGATCGCCTTTTTCGCCTTTTGCCCCTGCTGGTCCTGCTGGTCCTGCTGGTCCTGCTGGTCCAACCTGCTCATTCTTCACGCCCTGCTCTAATTTATTCATTTTTTCTGCTGTCATAACGTCGCCATCATTCCATGTCGTTGGTGTATATGCCATAACTTATACCTCCTATTTTACTTTTCCTACTTTTGCCTTGCCTACTTTCGCAGTTCCTACTTGTGCCAAATCGTCATCTAGGCCTTTTTTTTTACAACTGCGTAGTTCTTATCTCCAAGACGGTATCCGGTACAGATTTCCACCTGTGCAAGAGTTCCGTTGAAGTTCTCAGAGTCTTTCAGTCTTGCCATAGATAACAGGTCAATGATATGCAGTCCTCTCCAGTCATACATGATATACTCTACCTTTGACAGATCTTCTGTCTGAAGCGTTTCTGTATAATCGTAGTATTTTGCTGCCGATGTCAGATCAAGCATATTACATTCTACCCACAGCATTCCGAGGTAATATCCCATCTGTCCGGTACGGATGATCTCGTCATTCTTTACCGGAGTAAATTTGTCCCCTGCAACTTCCAGCATCGTACTGTATGTCTCTACAGATGCCATGACCACATTCGCGGACGCTTTCTGTTTACGGATTGTTTTTCTTCCTGCGATTATCTTACTGATAATGTTGGACGTTGTAATTGCTTCTGTGTCTTCCATTGCAGTTCCTTCGTGCACCAGACATGCAAGACCAGACTGCTGCCACCCTTCTTTGCAAACCTGTGTAGACTGTGCGAGATGAGCATCCGCTGTATCGAATGGTACGGCACTCGCCTGTACATTGTAGATTTTTGTTGATTCCTGCTGTGAATTGTTCATCAATACTGAAATCAGTTCATTTCCTGCAGCTCCATGCTCAAAGTCAGATGCTGGCTTTTTCGGATCTTTTGCAGCCTTAGCAGCCAGACGGAATACTTTTACTGCTCCCGCTCCTTCCGCATCTCCCTGATACTGATCGTTAAATGTCATTCCCGGCTGAAAAATTGCATCAAAATAAAAATTTGGTGCAACGATTGAACTGTATTTTTCACTTACATTATATCCGCCATATTTCATACTCTGTCATTCTCCTTTTCTATTTCGCATATTTGTTGTTTCCATATTTTCTTGAGAGGTAAGCTTCTTCTTCGGATTTTGTTTCCGGTCTATAAGTACCATGAGTTCCTCTTACCCACGTCTTTTTTCCTCCATCCGGTTCTTCCTGTTCGAACTCATCTGGGTATTTCTCTTTGACGCCTTTCATGTACTCATCTGCTCCAACAAAAGCCCCGTCTTTGAACTCCATCTTTTGTTCCAGAAACTCGTGTAAGATTGTCTTTCTGGATAAAGGAGATTTAATCTTCTGTGTATCCAAAAACCGCTCTGCTGCAAACATCTTGCGGTCTGATTCAATCTGGTCATTCAGTGCTTTTGTGTCTTCGTTGTACTTTTTCTCCCAGTTAGCGGCAGACTGCTTGATTCCGTCAATATCCATGTCCTTGTAAGACTTGATCGTATTGTTTGCTTCGCCCAGCTGTGTCTCCAGTCCATTCGCTTTCGTCTCAAGACTCTGGTACTTTTCCTTGCTGATGTAGCCACCCTCCGACAAGTCTACAAACCGGACATGCTGTAATTTATCCTCGATCCCGTTGTTGTGTTCCTGAATCTTTGCATCTACCTGTCCGAAAAGTTCTTCTCCTAATACGTCTCTTAACTGCATCTTTATTCCTTTCTTTGACCACTGTTTATTATCGCGGTGCCTCCGCCGGCCGTGGCAGTTATTCTCCCATGCCACAGGGGATATTTCCCGCAGTTTAAATGTCTTGAGGGTTGATCGGACAAATACTGTCCCCAAAATTGAGGAAAGCGTATAAAAATAGCACCTACCACTCTGGATAGATGCTGATTTATTATTTTTGAAATTTACATAAAAATACCACTCACTCAATTAAGAATAAGTGGTATCATCTCTTTTCTGCCGGTTCCATATGAATCTTAAAATTACAGGCTGTACAATTGAAATATGTACTTGTTTTTGGATTATAAGGGGTAATGATTTTACCTGTTTTACATTCCGGACAAATTACTTCTTTTCCATCCCGTAACGCCTTTATCATCATTCCGATTTCTTTTGGTGTCATTACTTTAGCCTCCATTCACGATCTGAATATCTTCCTTTTACTGATTTTATTATATTCCTAATGTCTTGTCCCGTCAATTTACCTTTCGTATGTAATTCAGCAAAATAGTCACAAACAGCTTCTGCGTGTTGATCTCCACCTATATCTAATCGGATATGCGTTGCTTCATGGATAATCGTTTCCGCCGTCTTCCGTATGCTTTGTGTTTCCACTCCATTGATATAGATATGATTTCCAATACATGATCCATACAGACCTTCCAGTCCCGTTTCTGAAATTGTATTGTTGCTATAATATACGTTAACGGAAATATGATTCGTTTTAATAAAATCAAGAACTGCCTTTCCAACATCTGACTTATTAAGATTTTTGTATAAGTTAGCTGCGAGTACTGTATCCATTTCTTTTGTAATCTCTACATCAAATATTTTTTCTGCTGTTTTCTTTTTTATATTAGAAATTCTTGACTCAAATATTCTTCCCGGCAACACTCTTCCAAGCCCATCCATATACACTCTCTGCATCTGCTCTGGAAGTTCCATCTTTTTGGAAAATCCTTGATATTCCCGGAGTGTGTTCAGATACTTTGCTTGGGCTGCCTGTATGTCCAACTGACTGGCTTTTCCCTTTTTTAGAAGATCAATGTCACTTCTCTGCTTTCTCATTCTGGTTTCAAGTGTTCTCTGACGCTGCTGCGCTTCATAGGCGTTGTATATTTTTCCCTGATAAGACCTTGCGACCTGTTCATTTGCTTCCATTTCCCGCAATTGTTCTGGTGTATACGTTCTGACAGATACCCCTTCCACAAATGCAAAGTAGCTATGCTTACAGTTCGCTCCGCACAGACCATCTACATCTCCCAAACGACAGATCGAGATCAGTTCCTGCTTTGTATACACATTCCCTCCCCACCAGTGAGAAGGTCTATGCCCGGCATGCCACGTTACTTCGTAGGTATCTGTCCCCAAATCCTTTGCCACCTGCTCATTAATCTGTGCAGCAAGTTGATGTACACCAGTCATGACAGCTCGTCTGACCGCCACAGGGGCCCGATTCCCATATCCTGATGCATAATTTACTGTCCGTATCCCACTGGCTGTCATTTCCTTTACTACACGCCTGAGAACGGTATTGTAGTCGAATGCTCCGGTTACAATGTCCATACATGCACGATCAAGATACTTCTGATAGTACTCCGAAAATGGAGTGAATACTTTCTTTCCTCCGCAATCCAAAGCAAATCCCATTGATCGTGTGATATTCTGGATTTCATGTTTTGTCTGACTTAGAATCGCTTTCGCCCATGTCTGCATCTGCTCATTATCTTCATAAGGTGTGAAATGGGCATTTACCTGTTCGTAGATTTCTTTTGTTCTGGTGTAATCCTTTTCGATTACAGTATCATAAATCTCCCACAGCTCCGGATCAGTAAGCCCTGAAAGACGTTTTATTTCCGATTCAATGAACTCCGTGGAATTTCCAATGATCTGTATTCGGTTTAACTGATAATCCGCTGTAGATGTAATTCCACCTGTCTTTTTAATCCTCCTGACTACATCTCTCATAATGCGGTTCTGTAATTCGAGAAACATTTTTTCAAGTTGCAGTGGCAGGTACTCCATTTCCTTTGGCTGCATATCCTCACACCCTATTCCATTGTATCTTCCTGGCTAAATTGTGATGCCTGTTTCAGCATCTTGATCGCCTGCTCTTCCGTTTCACCGAAACGCTTCATCCGATACTCTACAGGACCAACAACTCCCATACTAAAATCAGCACGGAGCTGCTCTGTCTCATATTTCTTGTCTGTTACAAGGGAATCATCCCAACTGCAGGATACTTCTACCTTTCCGTCTGCAGAAATGCTACCAAGCGACATCCATACTTCCACTGCTGCCACAAGATTCTCAAGTGCGTTCCCAAGGCTATTCTGAATAGATTTTACCGTTGCGTAAGAGCGTTGCTTACTGGCCTTAATTTCTTCTGCTGTCTTATCCACTACCTGTGGATCTGAAAGAGTTCCATAAGCCAGACCACAGTTAAACTCTACTTTCTGTATGATCCTGTTGTACCCGTTGAAGAAACTCTCATCCCGAATCTCCGGCGAATACGCATTAAAAAAAGGATTTCCATCCCTACTCATCACATTCGGCCCCATTGCCCGGTAAAGACGTTCTTTTCCTTTTGGCAGGATAACTTCTCCCTGTCGGTTCTTCCGGAAAAATTCATCTGCCGCCTGAATTGCAGTTTCCTTTGATTTGTATTCCCACAGCACTGCTCCATACTGCTCATCAGCATCCCTGATCTGATTCACGGCTCTTGCATAGATCGATACACCAAGAGGAGAATGGATGTCTGTATTGTTTGCCAATGGAATCTTGAAGTAAGAAAACAGCATCCTGTCCGCATTCTGAAACTCAACATAAGGGTCAATATCTGACCATTCCGGTACTTCTTCCAGATTGATCTCCTGTCCGAGATTTACGATATCATCCGTTTTTACCATTGCTTTCTTGCTGATAAACGCTTTGTTTACAATGCTATACCTGCTTCCATACAATGCATGATATTCAAGCCTTGTATAAAGATTCTTTCCAACACGCTTAAACTCTGGGAAGATAGCCGCTGTAATCTCTCCTGCGCTGTTAAATTCTACCGGATAGAAGTCACCGGCTCTCACCACATCTATTTCAATCCCTTTCTGGGATAAATACGGTTTAAAGACCACACCGCCTGTACTGCAGGCAAACTCTGTGTAGTTTGAAATCTCATTTAGAAACGGCTGTATCCCCTCTTTAATCATTTCAGCTTTGCTTCCACCTGTAATATTGATGCTGGATTCCATTGTCACCAGTCTTGCCATTTCTGAGCAGATTGCTGCCGGGAGGTTCAGTCCCTTTACATCATCATTCAACCAGGGGGATTCGTTGATATACATCTTCGACCAACGATAGATTGCCTGTGCCATTCTCTGGGATACCGCAACATCCACTCCCATTGCCTGTTTTATAGTTTCATACTGTATCAACGCTCCTCACCTCTTTCTGATACTGGTAGCATAAATTTAATCTGGTTCCACATCCCAACACACAGATACCTGCTTCCATCAAGCGCATGATCGTTCTCTTTTACTGGAATCTCAACACCTTTTTTAATTCCATCCGTATTGTACTGATAAAGTCCAAACTCCTTGATCAGCATCTTTTGTTTCTCGCTGACGATCATCCTTCCGAAAGACAACAACTTCTGCACACGGCTGATTCCTAATTTGACGTCATTCTGCGCCGGTATAACCGGTATATGGGGGATGACTCTCCGTATTTCCTCAATCAGACCTGCTGCCGATGGATCCACGAATATGTAACTGACTACACGGTCATACTCCTGTTCTATCCTGTCGCAGAACGTTTTCATATTCTGTGCATACTCCGAAGGAGATTTCTGTGTGCCACTGTCTCTCCCGGAATAGTAGTACTCATCGATTCCACGCAGGACTTGATTTTGATAGTCAATGCCGAAAGCTTCATAGACTGTTGCATTCTGTTGACCGTAGTCCACTCCAATTCCAATCTCCCCAATACTTCGCTTCTCTTCCTCGATGTAATCTTCTGGCTGATAAATATGCTTCTCTGCTGAAAACATATAGTAGATCAGGTCATCCACTCCAGTAGGCTCGCCCAACCATGTCCATCGGTACATCTTGATATCAGCTCGCATCATAGCTTCTGCAGAATCAATCAGATCCTGTCCCAACCAATCAACCGGAACATCTTTATAGCTTGTGTGAATATGGATGCAGTCCTCCCGCTCTTCCATCTTCTTGCACCAGAGGTTGATCGGAGCATTCGGATTCTTCGGCGGATTGTAAAGATAGATCATCTGGAAACCAGCTTTGTTTCCACGGACGAACGTTGCTTCTATATTCGCCAGTTCATCTTCCCCTTCCCCATCATCAAAGAACTCTGTCAGCTCATCCAGTACTACAAGCTTTATCGGCTTGTCCTCATCGATGATACCTTTTGTATCGTCAATTCCATCAGAACCGGAGAAATACATCGTTGTATTGTGCTTTTTATATGTAATCTCCATCGGGGATTTTCCGATCTTGAAATATGACTTGGGAATTTCTAGCCGGTTAATGCCCCGGAGCATTTCTTTGTACACTGTTTTCCGCAGCTTATTGTGATGCTTGCGAAGAACTACTGCTGAACCATTCGCATCATCCACCAGCTGGAAGATACCTCTCACGCCTGCATAACTGGATTTTGTGCCGGCACGGCCAGATGTCAGGATGATATGTTTATGCTGCTTATCGTTGAATAACGGCAGATATTTTGGAATGATCAAATCTGATATTCTAACTTGTTTTTTTGTCTGCGTCATTGATAATCTCTACTCCTTCCATTTCATCCTCATTGCTGCAATCTCGGTTCAACTTATCTGCATTTGCTAGCTTCAATTCTGTATCCGCCTCTCGGTTTCGTCTGTTCTCATCCGGTTCTGGCGATTGCCCTGCATACTTCGCTACAAATGTAGCTGCCTGTGTGTTTCCGTTCATTGCTTCTTTGATTTGTGCCATCAAAAGAGCCGATTCCAGAGTGCACTCAACACCAAGTGACTCCAGAACCGGCTTCCATTCAGGACTATCTATTTCAGCGGTAAGCAGCAGATTCAAAGTCTTTCTAAAATCAGCTTTTCTCCGTCTTGCTTCACCGCTTGCTTTACCACCTTTAGAAGTAATTATTCGTAGTTCCTCCGTTGTTCGTTTATCAAATCCACGATCTTTTATGTTATCATAACCTGCCACTTCACCACCTTCCAATCTGTTCTATTTTACATAAAAATAACTATATGCCTTAATCTGTAGACATATAGTTATCGTCAATTCATGTTGCTATAATGTTATCTTCATCATTGCGCAATAATCTTCAAATGGGAATTTTGTATTATGCTCCTTAGCAATTTCCATTGCTCTTCTAATAATGTTTTCCTTCTCATTATTAGAATACCCATTTAACTTCGTCGCTTCACTTATGTACATTGCCGTCATAAGCACTGCAAATGCGTCTGCATCTACCTCTGCTAGCTGCGACCTATATTCTTCTAGGCTCACCGTCCCAAATTCTTTGTATTCCGAACAATAAAAAGCAGGATCTGTTACGACTTGCCATTTATGTCTGATTTCATGAGCCATGTCGTAATACGCGTTTCTCGTATTTGCTTCCGAACCTATATAAACAGTATCTGTTTTCGGATCGTACCATGAACTTCCATAACCGCTGTGTTCTTTGTATCCTACATTTGGCGCAGTAATGTGTAAAAAATTCGAAACTTCTTTTGCGAATTCTACCAATTTCTCAACTTGATCCATCTCTTCCATGTATTTTCCTCCTCGCACCTGCACCTGGTAATTACCACACATATATTTTACAATACCTTTTATTCTCTTTCAAGCAAAGCACCCATCTCTGGATGCCAAGAATTTAGGACTACTGCTCGAAAGAATTATAATGCCAACAAAACACACAACTGAAATCTATAAGAAATGAGGAACTTGCAGTAGTCCACAACGGGTATAACAGGATTCGAACCTGCGACACATCGGTTAACAGCCGATTGCTCTACCAACTGAGCTATACACCCGTAGGATGCCTTTTATTGACATCCTTTACCCTATCCGCACTCGGGTACTGACACTAAATATAGATTACCGAATCTATTTTTTATTTGTTGTCTTTTGCAGATCTGCGGATATCTGCGTTTTGTGATATCACTCGTAGCACTTCCACGGCATTCCGGATTTTTAATATTTACCGTGATATGCTACTAAACCGTGTGCAGGGGTCGAACCTGCTTGTCCCAACTGACCACGGCATAAAAACACCGCCAGACGAGAAAGGGTGAAAGTCCGGCGGTGTTCCGAATGTTGTTTGGAAAGATTTTGGAGTATTTCTTCTGACTCCATGTTATACTATATATTATTTAAAGCGGACAATGTGGACAAAACGGACAAACTTTATTTTTCTTTCATCCACCTCTGAAATTCTTTCCTTGCGCTTTCCCCTGTGCAATTTCCTTTCATCTTCGCAGCTACTTCATCCCATGTCAGTCCTTGCATCACCTTGAACCGGATAATCCGCTGCATCCTTACCGGAGCTTTATTGATTACTCGCTCTGCTTTTACTTTAATCCGCTTTGCGTTCAGCTTTCGTTCTTCCAACAACCGTTCCTCTTCGTCTATGTTCACTGCACTCTCTATACATCCAGAGATATTAAAGCTCTGTGGTTGGTACGGGAACTCTGGATTGCTGCCTGTCACTTTATCCTGAACAAACGTCTTTCTTCTGTGCCGTCTGATATCTTCTTCCGTCTCTTTTACCAATTCTTTTGCATCTATGTACTCATAAATCACGTTCTTGTCCAACTCTATCACCTCCCGGAACAGGATCTTTTATGTTGTATTTCTCTGCTATGTACTCCACAGCGTCCTTATTCGCCCTCTCACCGCCTTTAAAGTCGCAGGCAAAGGCTTTGTGCCCCTTTTGCTTTAAAGCCGTCTTACAGGGCTTTTTCGTTGCCATAGTGTATGCTTCTATTTTCTTCATGATGTCCGCTGTCTCCTTTCTGCATCTAGCTTATTATCACCATTCACTCACCCTCACAGGAAGTATGATGCCTATTATTTCTCCGTAGCGTGTAAACACGGCATTGTAGTATTCAGAGTTTCCTGGGTGTTTAATAAGATTTGGCGTGCATCCGTCGAACATTTTCAAATATTTATTATCAAACCAAGCGTATCCCCCTGTTGTCTCGTCTCTTATTGCTCTCAGAATGCTTTTGCCAGTTGTAAGCATTCTGTTTGACAACTTGGCCGCCCTCATTTGGCTCTGAATATTTTCTGTGGAAAAATGTTTCACCCCATCTTCTGGCAATTTCTTCTGCTTATCTATGTCGAGCAAGAAATCTTCTTTCTTCACAAATACAATATATCTACCTTGCGTAATCATCACTTTTCCATCTATCTCACCCATCATATACGATCTTGTTTTCACTGCTTCTATCTGTACTTTATCTTCAATTAGCATTTTTTCTTCTCCCTTCTGCGTTTCATAGTCTCTCTGGTCATGCCGTCACCTCAATTTCCTCTCCTGTCAGTTCTTCCAGCTTCTGTTTCATTTCTTCCACAGTCATTTTCTTCGATTCGGTGCGTTCCCAGATGAGTTCAAGGTTGCTTTTAATAAACACATCTTCTATGCATCCGAGTGATTCCGGAGTAATTCTATAGACTTTAACGATGTCTCCTCCTGTATAACCTGTACGACCTTCCCATTTCAAGTCATCAGTGTAACCGTCTATACGATTGCATCTGCCTTTTCTTACTGCCTTCCCAGCCAATACAAGATACATGTTTCCATTTTTTTGTTCAACTACCATCCCATCTTCCAAATCTGCCTTGGTAAATTCTTTGTCCATGTAATCGCTCCATTCTAAAATTTTGTATTCGCGTTCTTTGTAAAAATCGTAACTTGCGAACTCACCATATCCTGTATAGCATGTTTCACTGAGATGTTTTCCATATTCTGTACATTCTAAATAACTCTCTCCATCTCTCCACTTCATCCCGTGCTCATGCATTCTTTTGCAAAAGTCTTTCGCCTCTTCCTCGGTCTTGCAGTGCACTGCAATCTTATTATCTGCATCCTTAAATTCGTCCCAGTTAAATTTTCTCATATTTTCTACCTCACTATCTTTCGCACGATCCAATCCAAAAACACCACAAATAACAGTATCGGGAATCCCGCAGCCATCAGGTAATCCGCACCTTCTAGTTTTACATCCTCTTCCAATCCTGTCTTTAGGGCAATCACTGTTCCAAGCCCCAGGATGTAATACAGGGCCAGGAATGCGATTGTAATTATAATGTCCATGTTATTTCTCCTTGTATGGTTCTGGTAGTGGCTGCCATGCTGTTACGCCTGACATCGAACCGCTTCCATGCCAAAACTTTCCGTCATAATATGCCCTGTTTGTACTCCTAATCCCTTTTTTTGTTTGACACGTTACCAAGACCATTCTTTCGTCTTCCGGCAATTTCTCACTTACCGGAATCCAACCGTCATTATTATCCGCAACATCGTCCATATGGGAACGGATGATTTCTTTTGCCCAACCAACACTTACATAATCATCACACATTCCGAATGATTCAAACTCTATCGCATGATCTTCAATCTCTTCCAAGATCTTCTCTAGTACGTTCATTTATTTCGTCTCCTATTTTTCTTATCCATAACACAATAACCTTTTTCGCAATAACATTCTGTTGATTTATAGTAGTTTTTATAATATTTGCATTTAATGCACTCTTTTTTCATTACTACGTCTCCAATAACTCTAGTTCCTCGATTTTATCCATTAAATCCATCTCAGGATAATTCTTTTTTGGATATCGTTGATATTTTCCACATGGTTACTCCTCATCACTTTCAATTCTCTCTAACCTTTCGTATCCATTCCATCCATGTTCTGCTCCACATTGTTTGATACAATAATAATCTTCGCCGCAACAATGATCGCATCTATTGCAATCTGGTTCTTCGTCATCTACTGTGTAAATTATTGTTTTCATCACTCTACCTCCAACAATCCCGCTTCTATAAATACACCTTCCAATAACTCGCTCATTTTATTAGTATCAATGGTAATCGGCTCACATGGAAACTCTTCCTGATTTCCACAGCACGCATACAATTTTGCAATTAAAATATCATATTTTTTCATCACTCCACCTCCAAATCACCATTATCTATTCTCTTTGCTTTAAAAAGGATTTCTCTATTCATCTTTTACCTCCACTTCATTATCGTATTTCATGCACTTTCCATCCTTGTACGCTATGCATTTCTCTTTAATGCACGGATGTAACACTGGTCTGACAAAATCTCCATTCCCAATAAACATTGCTTTTACCTCTTCTTTTCCCGTTAAATCAGGGCAAAATAAAATCATCACTCCACCTCCAACAGCTCTGGATTGTCAAAAATGTTTCCGATAACTTCCGTTCTATTTGGATTCCGATTATATTTAAAAACATCGTTATTGGTGCATTTTTTATTTCCTCGTCCACATACTGCCCATGATCCCCTCCATTCGCTCCAAAACACAGCACCTACACGATATTTTATCTCTTCGCCATCTTTTAAAAACGGACTTCCATCATAGTCATAACTATATCTGAGAATATCATTCTCCCAGATCTTCTTATCGTTTTTGTCGGTAAGTCCGGTGTACTGGCATAAAGTACTTGGAGCAATCTCGCATTTTAGTAATATATCTGGTAATTCTTTGCTAATTTTGTGTATTTCCACTTTTCCAGAAGGATATGCAACAACATACCCTTCCACCCATTCTCCATTATCTTTTCTCTTTGCTTTAAAAAGTATTTCTCTGTTCATAATTACTCTTTCTCCCATGACCAATTAACCTGTTCCATAACCATATCTCTCATAGCTTCTTCGATTTCCTCATCAGTTACATCATCACCAAACTCTTCTTCAAATGTCATATTTGTTCCAGCAAAACCATAATTTGCCTCCGCTTTTACTTTAATCATTCTTCCACTCTCCTATTCCATTTCCCCATAGCAGTTGTTTCTAAAGCACATCTTCGCGTTGCGACTCCGCATTCTTCGCAGTACACGAAAGCTGATATAACTTTTTCGTCAAATCCATAATGGATTTTCAGCATTGCTTCTCCGCCACAAAACGGGCATTTCTTTAATTCCTCCATGCTACTCACTCCAATCTAATTACGCATTCCTAATCTTCTACAAACAGTGTTATACCCACAGTCTAGTTTTTCAGCGATTTGATTGATTGTTAATCCCTTATTTCTAAGAAAAATCACATCTTCTTTTGCAACATCACTTCTTGAAACAATATGCTTCATCCTATCTCCAAAACTTCTTTTATATTCTTCTGAAACATATTGAACTAAATTATGTTCTTTCGTGTGTAATGATTTTTTAATTACTTGAAGATTAGAAATATTATTATTTAATTTATCTCCATCAATATGGTGAACATGAATTTCTGAACCAAAATTGAATCCAACAATATGTTTACCAATTATCCTGTGTACCGACACTTTGTCATGCTTTATCGAAATTCCAGCATACCCACGATAAAGATAAATTTTATATTCCTCTTTAGGTGTAATATTTCTTCTACTGCATTCTTCTTCTATTGCTTTTTCTAAAATTGAATAATCTACTATGCAGTTACATGCGTTTTCAAATTTCATTTAAACCTCCGAAATCTAATCTCTGGCCGCACTTCAGACAGCATTCGTGCTCTTCTGCATGTCCATCAATAAAACATATTGACTCTCTGCAACTTGGGCAAACGAAATAACCTAATTCATAGTCTACTTCTTCTGGCTTTTTCGCCGTATCACGCTCTTTCAACTCATGCATCTGATTCATCAACTTCGCACACTGGCTGTCCACAAAATCATTCCCCTTGTTATACTGGTTCAAAATATCGCACACAAACCGTCCCATCTTGCACTCTGCGCATTTATCTTCCAGTTGCTCTCCGCTTAGCTGGTTCGGATACTTACACAGGTTGTCGCAGATATGCTCCATCATTTCCGTTGTAATCCCGTCCATCCATGTTTCTTCTGTTTTTGTCATTAGTCATTCCTCCTACACCTCATATCTTTGCAGAAATACAATTCCGTCCCTCTCTTTGTCTTTACATACTCAAAATCTCCGATAATTTCCCGTCCGCAGGAAGAACAGATATGTACTTCATTTTTCTTCGGATTCTCTTTCTTTTTTTTTCATAGCCTACTGTAAATACCTCCGCATTAATATCCGGTTTGGATTCGATACCGCCCTGTTGAGTCGGCAACTTGTCCGCACCCAGCCCTCGTGAAACTCCATGTAATTTGCGATTGTTCCAAAGATATCCTTAACCGAAGTTTCTTGTTTCTTTGACTCAGGCAGCATATCATTGTCTTTTAAAAAGTTTTTGAACGTTTCAATACTTGCATCTATTCCGCTCTCTTCTCTTATTGCTGCATAGATGTTCTGGATCGTAAGTCCGTATTCGATCATGCACTTAATTTCTCCCTTGTACGGTTCGTATTGTTTTCTTTTATTTTCCATTTTTCTTAACCACATCCTCTTGTTTGCTATTACCCTCTTTTTCACTTCTTTTCCAGTAATATCCTCAAGTACTCTGCAGATATGCTCATCCGTGCATCCGAGTTTTACCATCTCTTCGATCTGGAACTTGTAGGGATCCAGAAAGTGTCCTGGTCTACTCATTTCCCTCTCACCCTATTCTTTCTCTTCCGCTTTGTACTGCCGCGCGTAAACAAATCCATATTTCCGTGTCTCAATCCGGTAGGCTGTTTCCTATAGACTCTAAAACCGTATCTTTTTCTGTTCATGTTTGCCTCCTAACTGAAACTTACTTCCGGCTCTTCCTCTGGACATTTTTCTCCACCTGCTTCCATTTCGTTTATGATGATTTTCGTTCCCGCTCTTTGTAATCTCAGCAACAGCATGTCAAATTCCCCAAGGTATCTCAACGACTTAATGTCTACACATCCCAAACTGTCAAGTGTATACTCTTTCTCAAAATCCCATTTCGATATCGGAATTTCCATATTCAACTCTTCATCGTGTTCGTTTTCGAAAATGATTACCGCCCTATGCAGGGAGCTCCAAGTAGATCTTTCACACTCTTCTATTAGCATCTCGCAACTGACCGATTCGTAGTGTGGTCCACCGTCAAACTCCACTTCCAGACCAGTTGTACTGATCTTCTTTTCGCACATTGCAATCCATGCATCAAACAGATCCGTGACTTCCATTTCTTTTTCTTCCTGCTTGATTGATAATTCCTTAAAATTTTCTAGAATCTTTTTATTCTCAATGCAAGCATCGGAATTTACGATTTCTGTAAGCACCGTATCCAACTTTGGAAGGTATTCCGAAAAATCATACTTCTCTATGTACGGCACCATGACATCGTTTATCTTTTTCTTCAGTGCCTTTTCCGCATCTCCCCATCTAAACGCTGATCCTATTGCCGATTCTATCGATTCCTTAAATTTCTTTTTGAGTATTTCCTTTACTTCTTCCTCGGAGAGACACTCCTGTGCCATTTTTAATAATTCTTCTTTCATTTTGTTCCTCCTTAATTCGAATTCAACAGCTGCTCTTCCAGAGAGTCCATGTCGTATTCTCTGCGCTCAAAGTTGTTTAGATTTCTGCTTACTGGCGGTTTTGCTGGCATTTTTTCCGTCTGCTCTTGGTTAAGATAAACATCGAAATTACTGCCGAACAGGGTTTTTGGTCTTAGATATATCCTCATATCCTTAATGCCGCGCTGTAATTCCTCTTTTGTCGGCTTTCTGCCCCACTCATGGTATTTTTTATCAATCACCGTCTTAAAGTCATCCAGAGTGTATCCTTCATTGAATCTGGCTTTTATTTCCTTCTGGTTACTCTTAACATCCCACCTTAGTTTCTTGCCTGTCTTTTCATTCAGGTAAGTTATGATCTCTTTGTACGGGACATATATATTATTATCTTTTTCTTTATCTTCTTCTTTATCTATATCTGAAACAGCGACGTCAGACGTTCTTTCAGACGACTTGTCAGACGATTTTTCGATCAAAGCTCTTTGTTTGGCTCTTCTTTCCTCTTGGTACAGCCTGTCACGCTCTTTTTTCCGTTCATAAGCATCCAATGTCTGGTGCTTATTCCAGTTCGGGATCGTGATTATTCCCTCCACTATCTCAATCATTTTAAATTGCTCAAACGCATTCAAAGCCAACTTTACAGTGGATTCATTCATTCTAAAGATTGTTGCCAGCATCTTGTCTGTGTAGGGAATCTTGTCATTCATCAGGAATACACCACCGTTATTCTTTTTCCCGGCAAGACATAGCAACTTGAACCAGACTGTTATAATTGCATAAGCATCCGGTAAACTCTCTATCAGCAATATCTTTTCATCATCAAAGATATCCGTTGCTATCTTGATCCACTTCACCTCTGCCATTACTCATCCTCCGCAATATAGACCACCACGCAAGGTGTATCCGAGTACACTTTTTCAATCTCCAGACTGGTTACCTGCTTATCATCCGTATATGCGACTCCATTCAGGCCATCCAGAATGATTTTTGCGATATTATCTAAGTCTGGCTTTTTATTTGGCATTATTTCGCCTTTTAAAGCTTTCTCCTTATTCTTCTTAGACCAGCTCTCTGGAATCGGAAATTTCGCTAAAATTCGGACTCTCAGAGGGATGTCCGTGTAAAGCACGCCTATACTCTGCTTGTAAATCCTTGCAACTTCCTTTTCGTACTTTTTATTTTCTGGTGGCGTATATGTAATGACTTTAAATCCGGCTCTGCGGAATCTCGGTCTTGCTTTTCCAACCGGTTTGCCCGGAATTGTAATTACCATTTATTCTCCTTTCTGCTCCCGGAATTACCGGGAGACAATGAATCTGGCTTACTTAAGGTATTTGTGACGTACTGTGCAGCCATGAACGGGTTACAATTTATAGCGAAAGGTTACCCTTTGCTAACATAGTGAAATTCTTGTCGGAACTGCTCTTCTGTTCCGTAGTGCTGCAAATAATACTCTTTGCAGCGTTTTCTTAAGTATCGGTCAACTTTTGATGCATTCTCCCCTGCCCTTGTTCCGTTTGGATGCAGGTCTGGTCTCAATGGAGCGATAAAACCATAATCCTCCGAAAGCTCAATTTCTTTCGATGTGTGGCTGAAAATGTGATGCCTCTCCACTCCGTAAGCTCCGGTGTACATGCAGTGATCCATATCTTCTGTAAATATGCTCCACAGCTTCTTTGGTCTGCCGGATGCTCTTTGATGACCTTTTTTCTTTTTCTTGCACTTTGGCTTAGGGAATGCCATGTCACTGTAATCAATGCTCATAGTTCAATTCCCCATTTCTGCTTAAGCTCTTCTTTTTCATCTGGGGTCAAAAGGTCTGCATCTGGTATTCCAACCTCTCTGCAATCTTCCAACACGCCTTTGATGAGTCTGCTCATTTCTTTTGTGTTATACTTGCTTGACCCTTTGTAGCATTGCAGAGTGTGTAATGTTTCAGTTCTCCCTTTTAGGTCTTTTACTTCCTGTGCTCCACGATCTATCACAATCCGGAACACTGACTGTGCCAGATAGATGTCTTTTTCCCGGAGCGGTATGTACTCAAAAGCACCGTGGGATTTTAATTCATTTAGGTACGCTTGCCACCTAGTGATGTCCAACTTTTCCGCTAATTTATCGAGTAACACCCACAAATAAGAGTTCGCGTCAAGGCTTCTCTTTGCTCTGTATGGCTTTATTTCAAGCGTTAATTTCTCATAATCTTTCAACTCATCATAGGCTTGTCGGAAGTCCTCTTCGGATTTGAATAGGATGGTGTGGCAATCTATCAAACGGCCTTTTAATTTTCCTGTGAATTTCATCAATCATCACCGTAAGTCCTTTTTATTGTGCTTAACATTGTTGCAGCTTCTGTCTCGGTAAGTGTCTGCTCAGTCCTATTGTTTTCTCTCAACCAGCGTTCAAGATTGATACCGTGAGATACGCATAGATTCTTGAGAGTCTTGATTTTCGCTTCAGACGCTCTGTTTTCCCCCGTTTCCGGTATTTGAGCATACATCTTGTTGTATTCCTCTTTAAGCCACAAATCGAACCCTAAGCCGGTATGTATTGCTACGCACTTCACAAACGCCCTGCACATGCTGTTCCAGACTCTTTGCTGACTCATAGAGTTGTCTTTTACAGGGTTTGCCCCATTCATCACAGGTGTTTGCATCTCGTACACTTGATCATCTATCACAACACGGATTCTGGTCTCGTAACATCTATTTTCAACTCCGTTTTTATCTTTAAACACCGCTTTTGTCATCCTTAGGCTACTTCCTGTTTCTGGGTCTGGAATCGGAGTAAAATAAACATTTTCAGCCCCATTTTTATGTAATAAATCAATGCACATTGCCCAGTTTAAATAGTCCATACCATCTCTTTTTTCGAGGTATGGTTTTACATCTACTTTCCTCATTTCTTCATAGCTTTTAAGCATAGGTTTCCTCGCTTTCTTCCTTTACCCAACTCCCGGAGTAAAACCATTCCACCAGCATTTCTTTAAATTCTTTTTGGTCATCTGGTGTTCCATGCAAGCATCTCTCCAGTGCATATTCAAACGCCTGGTCTTCTGTTACTACCGTGTCTTTCTCTGGTCCGATACCTACATACATCATTCGTCCTCCGTCTTGTCCACTGCCATTTCCAGCAATACCCCAACTAAAATAATTGCATCATCTAGTTGCTTATCTGTTGCAATACCGTCAAACAAATCGTAATCTCCATCAGTAACAAATCCGTTTTCTTGTGCGGTTAAAAATATTCTGCTACCGTAGTTCGAAAATTCAATGTTTACGTACGGATACCCATTCCTACCTTCTCCACGCTCTTGAATCTCAAGAATTAAGTCTAAAAGTTTATGTATTTTTTCTCTATCCATTGCTTATCCTCCTAAAATCTGTTAATATATTCTTGATTTTTTTCCTGAGTGCTCGAGGGTTGCCGCCCTGTGACAGCACTCTTTTTAATACCCAAACACCAGATACCACGCCAGCATCACCAAGATAAACCCGATCACCATCGCACCAGCTCTGATCCAATAAGGCTTGTCCTTTGGTTCCGGCAGATCTACCGATACGGAGCGGATGTCCCAGCTGTTTAAAGTGTTTGGTTGCTGAGTGGTCTGGCAGTGGTAGGTTCCTTTAATGGTCACGGCTCCACCTCCTTTAATTTCACAGATTTCTTCCCACGCTCTTCCAATCTGACACGGTAGTTTGTAAGATATGAGATCGCGCCTTGTTTCTGGGTTTCGGTATCACCGTCTATCCTCTCTGTGGATTCCAGAGTTTGAATAAATCTCTCGATCTGCTTAACTGTCAACCTCTTCATCAGATCACCCCTGTCTGCAACTTCATTGCCCGCTCCGCGGCTCTCATTTCTTTCTGGATAAATTTCTCCAGTTCAGATGTCCGGTACATTATGGCACTGTGCTTGTTGGCTGGATTTAATAAAAACGCTACCTGCTGCCCCGGTGTATTCCAGACTCTTCTTAAAAACTCCGGCGGGTATCCCTGTTGGATGAGTTCCTTTCTACTCATGATTTCCTTTGGATAATTCATGTTAGTCCTCCAATTCTATAACCAGCGCGTTAATATTGGTTCTTATTGTTTTCACGTGTTTTTCCAAAAATTTTGGATCTTCTCCAGAAATACTTCCCGGAACATATATATTTGTTGCTGGCACCGCGCCTTTGTGATATACAACTTTCACGAGTACTTCTTCTCCAATTACATTTGCCAAGTCCGCCAACCTCAATCCAGATGGCTTGTCCGCCTTAATAGTTCCAACTTTGATATCGGACGGCTTATCGTCCTTACAAAAAACCCGAACATCCATATTTACTGTAAGTTCTGCGATATCATCTCTCTCTTTCTGTTCTAATTTGTATGATTTCACGCAGTTAAGTTTCTTGCCGTCTAAAAATAATCCATTGTCGATTTTTACGTTGCTAAACATTGTCTTTTTCCTCCTTATTTAAATTCTGACTGAAGTACTTCTATCTTCGGAATCAGTTCTTCCAGAGATCGACTTATCTTCTGATCATTTTTCTGCGAATCCATGTAGTAATCATGAATAGTTGAATACTGTCTTGACATATTCACAACTGAAAATGAAGAAAAAATAACAAAGACAACAAGTGTTACAAGCAGATAGAGGATCTTATGTTTTAGGCTATCTACTTCTGTTTTAAGTTCTTCTACCTCTTTTTTAAACGCATCAAACTCAATTTGATCCATTCTCTGCGATTGAGCATTGAACATCTTTCCTATACGCTTTTCCGCTTCTTGAACGGAATCCATTCCCGGTGTTCCCGGACTGCCACTCCAACACATTCTCTTTTTCCTCCTTTTCTCCTATGCAACTCCGTATTTAATAGCCAACTCTTTTACGATAGCCGTATATCCCTCAATCAGCTTCTTATCATCAGCGATCACATCCAGATAATTCAATTTGTCTCTTCTGGATTTGCAAACACCCTCATCTGCCATTCTTCTACGTTTGTTTGTGAGCCTCTGCTTCACATTCACTCCCATGCGTTTTTCTAACAACTGATAGGATTCCCCTCTTACATCTTGATAAGACTTGCTGTCTCCGCACTCCATACCGATTTTTCTCAAGATTCTTCCGGTATCTTCTCTCCATGACGTTGTATCGATTGCAACAACCTCACGGATGCTTTCGATCCGTTCTTCCACGTGCTCAAGCTTCTCTGCCTGACGCTTCTGCTCAATTTCCAAGTTAATCATGACCTGTAACTGCGGTGAGAGTTCTTGTGTGGCAAGAGATGCCGCTTTGTATTTCTTTTCTACCCGAATGAAATATCTGCGTACTTGCTTTCCTTTTTCGTTCCGCTCAAGCATTGCCATTTCTTTGGCAGTATCCAGTTTGATGATATGGTCTTTTTTAGAGGTTCCTCCTGACACTGTCGGAATTTCGACGGTGGTAAAATCTTCGTCTTCCTCCGCATCGATATCTAACACTCTTCTTTTGATCCACTCTCTATAGTTGCTCTTTACTTCCAGAACCTCATGCAGTTCTGAACCGTATACTACTTTTTCTCCTGTACTTGTCTCGTATACTGGGACAAGTTCATTTTCAATTACTTTTAATTCGTTCATTTGATCTCCTTTTGTACATTTTATTCAGTTCCTTTTCAATCTTCATAAGACGCACTACGCTTACAGCTTGTACTATTGTTGCTGCAATAGTAGCGATACTTCCAAGTACTTCCAACATCACTCTTCCATCTCCTTTTCCATCAACTCAAGCTGTTCCATCTTCACTCCGTCACGGATTAACTGCTTTCCTCTCTTCTCATGGCATCTGAGTTGATACAGGTACTGTCTCCTCTTATATTTAATGCGCTGTTCCTATATAAAAAGCTGTGCGGCATCAGATTGATTCAATCTTTCAATTTCCTGTTCTACCTGTTCATCTGTTAAAAAATCTTTTCTTGTTTTCATTTTTTCTCCTTTCTAAAATCGGTTTGTTTCCCTTTGAAACTTGAAAATATTTTAACTTCATGTTAAAATATTTTCATAATCATTTAATGTGGAGGTTTTTAAAATGGGAAAGCTTATTTCTATTAATTCTTTTCCTCAAATTCATTTCAATTGCGGTAAATCGGATACAGCAGATGAAAATATGTTGCTTGTAATAGATACGCTTCTTCGAGTAATGAACGAAGTTCTCCCTATACAAAGCGTTTCAACCACAATAACTATTCAGAAGGAACGGGAATGCCCCGCTTGTTTTAAAGAGTCAGATTTGATTATCTTGAACTCAAATCCATCCTCGTGGTCACGACTTGCATATCAGCTTGCTCATGAAATGTGTCACACAGTCATTCATGGAAAAGTACAACAGAATTTACGATGGCTTGAAGAGTCCATTTGTGAACTTTCGTCATACTATTTTTTACCAAAACTTTCCGAATATTGGCAAAATACCGCCATTAACCTAATGACTGCAGACGGACAATTGTACTATCCTTGTTTTAAAACTTATGTTGAAAATGATGTGCAAAAAGCAATTCCATTTGAAATATCGCAGCTTTGTAAAACACCAAAAACACAGCTTGCAAAAAAATTAGATTCTGATCCATATCTGCGAGATATGAATTCGTATATAGCTAACCGATTGCTTCCTATTTTTCAATCGCATCCGAATACTTGGAGTGCTGTTCCACTTCTCTGCAATATAAGTGATACAAGTTCTTTGTCGGATGCTTTACTGGAATGGATATCCATTTCCGCTGCAGAATGTCGTAGCGCATTAATCGAAATTTCAAATATTTTCGGTTTGTCAGAATCTATAAAATAGATTCTGGCTTTCCTGAAACTCCTGGTTCCATCCCACAGTTCATATCTATAATAGGTCTTTCTCCAATTTCTTTAAAAATACGCTCTTCCATCTCCTTGACCGGAATATCTTCTTTTAGAATTTTTAATAAATATTCTTCTCTGTTTTCTGTATCTACGCCTATCTTCATTTTTCACTTTTCCTCCGCAAAATCCATCGGGTTTACTCCAAGAAATCTGCATATAACAAGTGCTTCATCAAACGATAGCAGACGAGCTCTTTTTTTATTTGCAAGGCTGTCATACAACGCCATGTACGGAATACCAGTTTCTCTTGACATTGCCGAAAGATTGACTGAGTTCTCTTGCACATACCTTGCTAAACTCTTTGTAGCTCCCATTTTTATCACCACATTTCCTACTACTCTGCCCTCTACCATTCCGATAAGTCAGCAGTCATCACCATATCAAACAGTTCATTAAACGTGTCACTGTAATACAACGGCTGCACTTCTTTCTGATTATGAGGACTGACTG